AGCGCAGGCGTGATCTCGGGAATGCCCCGGTGCAGTTCCGGGCGATCGGCCCGGTAGATGTGGATCATCGCCTGCGCGGGAACGTCGACGGCGTTCCGCCCGTAGTCGAACTGTGAACCGCCTGGATGCTGCTTCAGCACCCGGTAGCTGGTGGGGTTGCCGTGTGCATCGAGGCGAATGCCATCGACTTCGTCACTGCGCCCGATGACGCTCAGGTCGCTGGTCACGCGGTCTGCCTCGACCAGGCCCAGATCGATCTGGATGTCGTGCTCGACGGCGGGGTTCTCCACCAGCATGGCGAAGGACTCACCATCCTGGCAACGGGACATGCGCATGGTGCGCAATTTCTCGGGAAGTCGGATCGCCTGGGACCAGGCGCTGAACTCGCGTTCGATGTCACGGTTCAGGTCATCGTCGTCGGTGAGCATCTGCAGCCGGGGGCCGGTGCCGATGGTGTCGTTCGCCAGCGTCAGGACGATGCCCTTGGCATAGCTGTTGTTGGCCACCTCGTAGCGGGCCCGCTCCCGGAGCGCCTTGCGCACATCCGGACTGGCTTCCGCGTCGGCGGAATGCCCGTCGGCAGCGGCCCAGTGCCTACGGTTTTCCGGGGTGGTCTGGGCGGCATCGAAGCGCCCGCGCACGATCCGGCAGCTTCGGGGCTGCCGGGATCGATCCGGGGAGCGCCTGAACAGGTTGGAGATGATGGTCAGCATCGCGTCAGCAGGCCCCCGGTGGGATCATCTTGCCGACGCGAATGCCCATCCCCTTGCGCTTCGCGGCTTCCTTCGAGGCCAGGTAGCGGTCGGCCGCCATCTGCTCGGTCAGGCTGTGCTGCTCGACCGAGCCGGAATCGCCGCTGGCGCGGCGCGGGCCTTGAGCGTTCTCGCGGATGTTCTGGTCCAGTGGCTCGGTCATCGGCATCTCCGAAATGGGCGGTTTGTGCGCATACCCATTTCTTTCACCGCGATCCGGCGAACTGGCGGAGATGTCGATGATTCTCGGAGGAAAGATGAGTAATCAGCGCCGTGGGTGACGCCGCAGGTCAGAGAGCTTGATGCGCTCGCGCTTGGGCGGGGCGATTTCCTGGGTGCCGGGCAATACCGCGCCCTCGATGCTGGCGGCGACCGCACAGCCGACAATCCCGTCGAGCCAGTGGTTGTCGTGTGCGTCGGGCCGGAGCTTCCACTCGTCCACCACTCTTCCGCGCCCCTCGGTCTTCACCCGATACTCGGCGGTTAGGTGTTCGGCGAAGAGTTGATGCGCTACCGGGTCGCGCCCGTACAGCGACAGGCAGCCCCGGTCGCCCATGGGCACGGCCAGGCGGGCGTGGATGAAGCTCTTCCAGTAGTTGGTGTCGTAGAGAACGTGCCGGATGGCCCGCTTGCCGCGCACGTTCGGGATGCGCCAATTGTGCCCGACCTGGTCGCCGCGCTTCTTCTTGTACTCGGCGAACGGGGTGCTGGAGGCACCCACGTAGCGTCCGTGGCTGGGGAAGAGCACGGCGGCGTGGGCGCTCTGACGGCAGAACTGGTAGACCACATCGGTTGACGTGCCCCAGTTGGCGTCGATCAGGCAACGCCCGACCTTGAGCATCGCCCCGTCGTCGCGCTGCCATTCCCTGGCCAGGAGCTTGCCGGTCAGCGTTTCGAGCCCGGCGTAGATCGAGCCTTCGAGTCCCGCGCCCGCCTTGACCTCCAAAAGCGTCGGACTCGCGTCGCGCAGTGTGTAGTAGCGCCGCCCCTGGTCGGGGAACGCGCCATAGTCCACCAGGTAGCCGGTGAAGTCACTCTCCCAGGCGCACACCGCCCAGAAGAGCAACTTGCCCTGCACATCGATGAACATGGTCAGGTGATTGCAGCCGATAGGGACTTCCCCGCGCCTGTGGCCGTTCAGCTTCTGGGCGATCTCGTCGACCGTTAGCTGTTCGTCTTCGCCGAGGTCCTCGGGCAGCGGTTCGTTCTGGTATTCGGCCCAGAACGCCGCCTCGTCCTGCAACTTCAGGTTCATGGCATGCTGCAGCGCCGACGCCTCGTCGTGGTTGAAGCGCGCCGACCATGCCACGTCCGAGCCCTCGTCCATCTCGCCCTGGTGTGCGACATAGAACGCCGTGGCATCGCTGAGGTCTCCGTGCTGCCTCAGACTGTCCGCCCGGATCTCGGCGTACTTCTCCCACAGCTTTTCGTTCTCCGGGAAGGCGTACACCATCTTCGTGCGCTCGCCGTTCCATTCCGGGTGTTTCTCGCGGTCGAGGATGCGGTCGGCCATGTCTCCGGGCCGGATCACCGTGCAGGGCATGATGCCGGAGATCTTCTTCCCGGGTCCTGCCAGACCGAGCACGGCCCCGGCGAGGATGCGCTCGCGGTTGGCGCACTGCGATAGCGACCGCGCCGACTCGTCGGTCTGCGGGTCGTCCAGGATCACCAGCGACGGACGCACTGTCTGGCCGTCAGGGCGCTTGAACTTCATGCCGCGAATCCGCCCGGTGATCCCCGCGACGCGAATGATCGCGCCCGATGCCTCGCTTCCGGCGATGGTCGGCAGGACGATCTCGTTGGCGGTCCAGCCGATCTGCGTACGGTCTCCCTTGTAGAGCTGCCCCGAGCAGCGGTTGGCGATGCCCTCCAGAGAATGGATCGGGTAGCACACCGCCGGGAAGTCCTCGAGCAGCAGATCGTTCGACTCCAGCTCGGTCTTGATCGAGTCGAGCATGCCGAGGGCGTGCCCCTCGTCGGAGCCGATGAGGGTGACGAAATCCCGATGCCCGTAGAGCATGGCCCAAAGACATGCACACTCGGCCAGGCTGGATTTGCCGCTGCCGCGCGGCATGGCCATGGCGAACAGGCCCCCATGCAGGACCGCCTGCTCGATCTTCGCGATCACGCGCAGGTGATCGTCCGACCATTCCAGGTGAAAGGTCTGCGGGAAGTAAGCGTCGCAGAATCCCCGGAAGCTCGTCCGGCATTGTTCGCGCCGCTCGGGATCGACTACCTCCGGCAGTTCCCCGATGTCGCGACCGGCAGCGGACAGCGCGGCGTTCCGGGCCCGGGCCGCCTCCTTCATCGCCTCGTAGTCGCGCGCGGTCTGCTCGGGCTGCGGACCGTGTCGCTCGTCCGCCAGCCAGGCCAGGTACTTGAACAGGTTGATGGTGCGGCCGTCCGGGGAGATGCGGAAGCCCGCCCGCTGCCGGTGCCGGTAGAGCTGGCGGTCGTCGATCACCGTGCCCAGCGTCGTCGAGTTCAGCAGGCGCGTCAGATCGGACGGTTTGAGTTTGGAGGGATCAATCGCCATCGGCCATCCTCTGCACGAGCCAGGCGGCGTACTCGATCAAGTTCACGGTCCCGTCATCGTTGACCGGGGCACCCGCTTCGAGGTCGGCCTGGATGGTTTCGGGCGACACGTGCCGGGCCCCGGCGCGCTGCAGCACATCGCTGATCTTCCGAGGCTCCATGGCCGTGATTCGGGGTTCGTTGGCGTGATTCCGGGACGTCATCGAAGAATCTCCAGAATCATCGCGGAATTCTGCTCGACCCGACTTGCTGAGGACGCACTGAGGCCGCTTAATGAGTGGCGTAAGATGTTCTCGTGGAGCGAGCACCGAACCAGAAAACGCCAACGGAGGCCAAGATGAAGACGACCGCGAAACAGACCGCAGGAGAGACATACGAGACCCGCCAGCGCGAGATCGCCGCGATGCTCGAGTTCCTGAAATGCGAACTCGAAGGCCACGCCGAAAAGGCCAAGACCGATGGGTTGACCTGGTGCCACGTGGGCGACTTGGCGCACATCCGCGAAAACCTGAAAGAGACGCTGGTCTTCGTGATGGGCGGGTACGACGAAGATGCCACCGGGAAGATGATCGAAGACGCTGTCGCCGACGCCCTGGCGTAGACGCACCAACACGAGGAGAACAGGGCCATGGCCGCCAACCAACGCCTCCAGAAGAAGCTCGAGGAGATCGCGAAACAACACCTCGACGTCGAGACGCTCGCGGAACGGAAGAGCGACCGACTGGATTTCACCGAATGCTCCGTGTGGGGCATTCAAGCAGCGCTCGAGGCGGCGTATCGCCTCGGGCTGGAACAGGGACGCAGGGCCAAGCGCACAGAGCGCTGAGCCGCAACACAAGAGACAGACACCATGCGCAACGAAGACATCCA